AACGCTGGTGGTGAGAACTACGCCGTCACTTATGGGCGTGGCGCTCGCGGCATCCTGCCCAACGGAATGGCAGCTGTGGTCGACAACAACGTCACCACGATCCTCGGTTCCGGCACCAACCAGGACGAGATGTACGTCATTGCCACCGACGAGTGTCACCTTTGGGAGGACCCCGCGGCACCCGTTTTCTTGCGTGCAGAGCAGCCAGCCGCGGCTAACCTCGGGATCTTGATGGTGCTTTACGGCTACTTCGCTTACTCATTCCGCCGGTACCCCACCTCATTCGCCCGGATCACGGGAACTGGCCTCACGACCCCGGTCTTCTGATCGGTGGTTTTGATGGCTTTTCGGATCCCTTTAGGAGGGGTGAATAAATGAGTCTCCGTAATGTGCTGGGTGACGTCGCGATCAAAAGCGTCGCGGCGCGCCCGGCAGGTACCTATTCGAGTGGCCCGATCGCTAACCCTGGTGCGACCAGCAACGTTGTTGCAATGGTTCACGCCTCGGCGGTGAGCGGCTCCACGCAAACACTGGATGTGGCGATCCAGACCAGTCCCGACAACTCCACCTGGTCGACCGTTACAGGTGGCTCTATCGCGCAGATGAGTGCCGTGGGCAACTCGATGTGCAACGCCTACATCACCGATGAATACGTGCAGATTCTCGCGACTGTCGGGGGAACCGGCACTCCAACCGTGACCTTCCGCGTAGAAGTGATGGTGATCCCGTCATGAGCACTCCCACTAGTTCCAAGTCAGATTCCAAGTCGGATTCCAAGTCAGAGTCCAGCGCTGATACAGATTCCAAGCCGGATTCCCCGGATGAGGACAAGGCCGGTACCAAATTCCCGGACGGATATCCGCGTGGTCGTACCGCGCACGAAGTGCCCACCGTCGATGGGCCGGAATGGGCTCGGGGAACCGTCGAGCAAACCAGTCCGGCCGCGCATGTCGATGACGTCGCTTACTTCGCGGCGCTGTTGCGGGGTGACTCCAGGGCACCTGGCCGGGATAAAGCCGCGAGAGAAGCGGAGGTGCTGGGCGTGAATTACCAGTACGCCAGTCAGGTCCGTCAGCTATTGGCGGAACGGGCCAATGTGATCGCCTACGGAAACGTTGACCGCCTGGCGGGCATCGAGACCGCATTGGATGCGCTCGGTTACACCGGTGACCGGTCGATCGGTGCGTCGTCCGGTCCGATGGGCCGCTCGGCACGGTCTGACCAGTCGGTGAAGACCTCCGCCTCTGGTGGTGGCTCTAGTGACTCCGGTGGTTCCACTGGTAGCTCTGGCTCGAAGTCGAGCAGCAGCACCAGCAGCACCGGCGACACCGGTACGGGCACCACCTCCGCAACGTCGCCCTCGGGCGGCAGCACTGCGGCCAGCTCGAAGCAGTCGTAAATGGCCAGCCCGGATTGGGTCACCCTCGCAGAGCTGAAAAACGATCAAACCTTAGACGGGCAGCTAACAGCACGAGACGACCAGGCACTCCAGCGCACGCTGGACGCCGCGATGTCTTGGGTGCAGAACCACCGGACCGACATCGATTACCACGGAGCTTGGACGGTGCCCGCCGAAGTGCGGTTGGGCACTGTCCGGCTCGCGGCCCGCTGGTTTGTGCGCCGCGTGTCCCCCGATGGGTTGGTCAACCTCGGTGACCTCGGCACCGGAACGGTGATGCGAACCGACCCCGACATCTACATGCAGCTCGGGATCGTCGGGGGCTTCGCGTGACGGCGCCGCTAACGCCCGTTGCGGCGGCCAGTAAACGGATCGCTGACGCGGTTTCCTCGGTGCCGGATTTACGTGTCGTCACCACGGTGGCGACGCCTATTACACCGCCCGCCGCGGTGATCGGCCCACCCAGATTGAACTGGATGGGCGAAGCCAGTTTCGGCGCCGGTCAACCCACCACGGGGCAATGGAACGTCTATCTCGTGGTCGCAATGAACCAATACTCGATCGACGTCCTTTTGTCGCAGGTGGCAGCGGTAACGACTGCCATTGAGCGTCTAACACCAGGTGTCGTTCTGGGCGCCGGTCCCGGCATTTTCCCGAGCCCCAGCGGGCCGTTGCCTGCCTACACAATCATGGTGCAAATGGAAGTGGGAATGATATGACGGCACCGACTGGAGGGTCTTCTGCCTCACCGACTGGGACGTCCGTTCATACGCGGCGTCTCAAAATCGTGACGTTTACCCTAAATGGCGTGGATTACACGTGCCAGCTGCTCAACTGGAACATGATGAATAACACAGTAGACGGTACTAAGACATTTACTTACTGTGGGAATCCAAGCGAGTTTCGCACTGAAACGGACAATGACTGGGCTTTGCAACTGCGTTTCTACGCGGATTGGCGCCTCGGCGGAATCTCAGATCTGCTCATTAACAACAGTCGCGCGGTTGCCACTTTCGTCCTCGATCACATGCCCGACATCGTCGGTGAACACGTGCGCTGGTCAGGCACTTGTGTATTGAAAGCGCCGACCGTGGGTGGCGATATCCGAACTTTGGAGGAAACCTCGGTGACTCTGCTCGTCCTTGGATTGCCAACGTTCACGAGGGTGGGCTGAGCCATGGCAGTTACCGCAGTAGTCAATCTGTCTGTCGCTGTGAACATCGCGAACACCCTGACCCTCGGTGGATCATCGGCGAACCTGTCCACCAACAATGGTCTGGCGCTGACCAGCGGAGTCGCCGCGGGAATGGCCGACAAAACGTATTGGGCTTATCGGACGCTCACCGCGAGCAGCTCGGAAACCCTCGACCTCGCCGGTGTCCTCCTCGACCCGTTCGGGGTGGCCATCACCTTCGCTCGGGTCAAGGTGCTGCTCATCGCAGCGGACGCCGCGAACACGAACAACGTGGTCGTAGGTGGCGGCGCCACTACACTCACCGGGATCTTCGGGGCCACCACTCACACCGCTGTGATCCGGCCTGGCGCCGCGTTGGCGTGGGTTACCGGGGCCGCTGATGCCACGGGTTACGCCGTGACCGCCGGTACCGGTGACCTGCTCCAGGTGGCGAATTCCGGTGCGGGCACGCCGGTGAGCTACTCGGTCATCGTGATCGGCACGTCGACCTGATGTTCACGTTCAGGGTCACCCCGGATAGCGGCGAACCGTACGACCTGACAGTGAAAAGCCGTGACATCGTTTTCTGGGAAAAGATCGATAGAAATCATACCGTTACCAGACTGGAAAACGACCCGCGGATCACCGATATCTACTCGGTGACCCATGTCGCCGCGAAACGCCAAGGGAAATTCAACGGGACGCTCGCCGAGTGGGAAATCTCCGTCGACCTCGATCACGCTGCTGAGGACGAAACCTCGGACCCTATCCAGCCGGGTCTCTCACCCGGCTAACTATCGCGCTGGCCGTTGCTACCGGTATCTCGCCGGACGTCTGGGCCGATCAGGATTGGCGCACCCTCGTGACCGCGTCAGAACTACTCAACAAGCGCAACGGCGAAAAAGACGATGACGACGATCGTCAAATGTCGGGATAAGGCTGGGTGCAATTGTGAGCGATCCGATCGGTGATACTGGCGGTGATGCTTTCGAGGGAGCGGCAGACGCACCACCGGATCCCGCTGATAACAACGCCAGCAGCCTTCCCGGTTTCGATATGAACACCGGTGTGGCTGGTGCGTACGCCTCCCCGGTTGGTGATTCACCGTCTGCCTTCCATGGCGACAGCTTGGAAATGGAGGCCAATGAGTCCTCCGGTACCGGTGGTGATGGCTTCACCACCGGGATGGACCCCCAGCAGCAAGCCATGATGGCCGCGTCGAACCTCGGGTTGGCCACCGGCATGCTCGGTAACACCCGCACCAGCATCGGTCAGGCAGCTGCCCAGCAGCAGCAAGCTCAGGCAGCTGGGCCCGCGCCGATGGGTCCGCAAGGGCAGTCACCACCGGCGGGGCCAGGCGCACCCGGTGCGCAGCAAGGTGGTCCGGGTGGTCAGCAACCCCCACCGCCGGTCAATCAGGTGTCACTCGGGTCGGGTGGGGGTTTCCTCACCGCTGATTTGACCTACGCCGATCAAGGCCTGGTCAGTGCTGTTGCCGCAGCGGCGTCCGGCGCGGGGCGTCAAGCACCGCTGATGGCGTCCACTGTGTCGCTCAGTGGGGCGACCCACCTCCAGGCCGGTGGTTCCTCGCGGGTCGGTTCCCGCAACGCGCCCGCGTCGGCGTTGGTGTCCGGTTCCGAGTCCGGCGGGGCACCGCAGTTCGGTGGTGGTGGCCATTGGTTCGGCCCCACTGTCCAAGCGTGGGCTGCGGCTAACCCACCCCCGATGCAGAAGCCACCCCAGCAAGGTGGTCAACCTGGTGGCCAACCTGGGGGCCAGCCCGGTGGTGGTCAAGGCCAGCCCGGTAGCCAACCCGGTGGTGGTGGCCCCGACGCGGGTCAACAGGCCGTCGATCAGGCGCTTAACCGGTCCCTCGATCAGTGGGGGTCCACTGGCCAAGCCTCTCCGGGGGCTGAGGTCCCACCGTCACCTAACGAATCCGATGCGGATCTCGCGCAGTGGGGAGCCCAAACCGGATACGTCGGCCAGGGCGGGGCGACCAGCGGTGATACCTCGGCGACGATGGCCCAGCAGGACTTCGGTCACGGTTTCAACGATTCGGTGTGGGGCGGCGTCGGCGGTGTCCAAACAGTGGGGCAAGCCGAAGCCATCCCCCAAGGGGTCAACGACGAAGGCGAGCCGTTGGGAAGTCTCGCGGCGTTCGGCGACAACATCCCCGATGCGAGTAACACGCCTGCGCAGTGGGCCGCGATCAGGGGCGCGGAACCGTTCCACGGGGCGTTTTCGGGAAGCCGGAACGTAAACGACCACTCGAATGACCTTCCCTTGTTTGACGATTCAGACCCGGTGCTCAAAGGGTCCGCCTGGTTCTAGCTCAGTTTGAAAACCTAATAACTAAACAGCGCTGGGGAGGTTGCCAATGTCCGCGATTGCGTCATCCTCAGCGAGCGGTGGGCAGGGCAGCCAGCGCAGTGTGATGATTAACTTCCGGGGCTCCGTCACCGGTTTGCTGAGCTCAACGAAATCCGCCACTGCGGGAATCGGTAAGCTCGGCACCGCGGTGGTGGGCATCGGTAAAATGTTCACGTCGCTACTGCGGGGTAACGTCAAGCCGTTAGTCAATGGAATTTTCCGGGCGTTCGGTAAACTCGCGAGCCTGTTCCTCGTTATGCCGGGGTTCCTGCTCGCGTTGGTTTCACCGATGAACGTAGCCCATATGGCTATGGCGAACTTCTCCACCGCTATTAGTGCTGCCAGTCCCGCTGAATTCGTTGCGGCTACCCGAAATATGGCGCCCGCGATGAAAGACGCGGTGATGTCAGTTCGGTTGCTGACACCGCAATTGAAAAACTTGTACGGCATCATTCAGCAAGGCTTCTGGCTGGGCTTCTCCGGCGACGTTGACCAACTCGCTCGGGTGTATTTCCCGATCTTGGGTCAAGGCCTCGGTGGCATCGCCACCATGCTGGGCAACCTGCGGGAAAAGCTCGTCCAATTCCTGCTGCAACCGCAAGTAGTCGCCTCGATCCAAGCGTGGATGCAGTCATTCGCCGGGCTCGGTTCCACACTGCTGCCGATCATCGAAACGATGCTCCCCTCGATGATCTCGATGTTCACCGCATTCGCGAACATCCTCATCAGCCTGTTGCCCATCGTGAGTGTGCTCGCCAGCTGGTTCGCCAAGATCCTGAACTTCGTGGCACCCATCTTGACCGGTATCGGATCGATCGTTAGCGGTATCGGCGGCGCCGGTGGCGGCACCACCGGCAGCACCGGCGGAACAACGTCCGGCGGCGGCGGTATCGGTGGCTTTTTCGGCGGCATCATCAGTGGCATCGGCAACTTTTTTTCCGGCCTATTCGGCGGTGGTAGAGCCGCCGGTGGCCCAGTGATGGGCGGCAAGTCTTACGTCGTCGGTGAGCACGGCCGCGAGATCCTCCACATGGGCTCGAATGGGTTCATCACTCCCCACGGAGCTGACGCCGGTGGTGGTGGACACACATTCGTCACCGTGAAGATCGGCGAGACTGAACTGAGGTCAATCGTGAGTAGCGAAATCGGCGCCATGACTCAAGGCATCGCGGTCGCTGCACGTATGGGCCGCGGGACGATCGTCTAATGGCCGCCCTCACCCTCACCTACGACGACTCGTTTTCCAGGGTGCTGTGCACGGCCACCAGCTTGCCCTCCACAGCCGACGTGGCGCTATTCGAACAGAGCACCGACCAGATCCATTGGACCACTGTGCGCGGCGGCTCAGCGGTGCTTATCGCCAGCAATACGGCCAGCCTGTACGACTACGAATTCTCGCCGAACGCCCTGAACTATTACCGGGTGTCGGCGGTGGATACGGGCGCACCGACGTTCGTGGCCTCCAGCACGGCCGTCACCGCGGTGAACGCAGCGGTGACCCCGACCGTGCCAGCTGGCTACGCCGAAGGCGACCTACTGGTCATCTTCGCCGCGGTGCGCAACTCCGGTGCGGGCGCGATCGTCACCCCGGCCGGGTGGACCGTCATGTTCAGCGTGGACAACATCGCGCTGCTCGGCCGCCGCGCAACCGCCTCGGAATCGGCGCCCACGGTCACCATCACCGGTGGCGTCGCGGGTGCCGATGTGATGGCGCAAATGGCGTGCTGGCGCAACGTCGAGCTGGTCCCGGCCGCCAGCGGTTACCAACTGAACCCTTCCGCGGCGAACATCAACTACCCGCTGCTGTCGGCGTTTCAGTCCAGCTGGGATTTGGCCCTCTTCTTGGGATGGCGCCAAGACGACTGGACCTCGGTGGCGACCATCACGGGCGCCGTCGAGATCGGCGAACCGGTCGCCACCGCGGGCAACGACATGGGCATGGTCTGGGATTACCAGCTGTTAGCCACCGCCGCACCGCTGGCCGGTGGGGCATTCGTCGTGACCGGCGGTACCTCGCAGATCTCCTACGGCGCGGCAGTGGCGCTGCGCAGCGCCGATTACGTCACCCGCACCAACGCCACGATCACACCGGGAATGACGCAGGTGTGGTTGAAATTCGTCCAGGCCCCGTATCTCAATCGCTCAGTGCTGCTGATCGGCTGGGATGAGCTGGAACGCACCAGCCGCGTCGGGTTCTTCACGATCGTTCAGCAGCACAACGCTATCGCTGCGACCGACACTCACGTGCCGCGCAAAGTCACCATCCGGTTGTTCACCCAAGACGACACCGAAACCGCCGCGGTGGATCTGGTGCTGTCACTGGGCACGGTGGTGCTACTGCACATCCCGGCGAATGTGTCGCTGAAATCGATGTACGCGGGCCTGGGGACTTACACCAACATCAAGCCCGCGCATTTGAGCCATCGGGCGACGTTCACGATCCCGCTCACTGAGGTGGTTCGCCCGAGCCTCGCGATCACCGGGAACCTCGTCACCTGGGCAACGCTGCTGACCAATTACGGCACCTGGGCTGACGTGCTCGCCGCAAATGCGACGTGGACCTCCGTGCTCGCGTTGACTGGCACTCCCGCGGACGCCCTCGTCGGTCTCTGATTCCTTTACCCGCACCTAAACGAGGGGTTTTGTTGTGTGGCGTTTTCAGGGTTTCCGGGTGACACCCCCGGCTGAGTATGTGGCGAAAGACCTCACCCAAGCTGGGGCGGCACCGGATTACGAGGGGATTGTTTTCACTGACGGCACCGTCGTGTGCCGTTGGACAGGGAAATACCGATCGCATTCGGTGTGGTGTAACTGGGAAGACTTCTACGAAGTACACGGCCATCCCGAATACGGCACGCGAATCGAATGGCTCGACCCGAAGGGCCCCTGATGCACGCCGTCTCGGATCGGTTCCTCGCCGCATTGCAGGGGCCGCACAAGATGGCTGTCCGGGCGACGCTGGCCAACCCAGTCCCGCAGTTCGGGCCGAGCCCCACCGGCGACACGATCCCCGTCATCGGTGGGAACGTCACAGTGCAATCCCTGTCCGATATCAAAAGCACTCTGACGCTCACGGTGCCCGGTGGCGACGCGCCAGATGGCCAAAGCTACTGGGATAAGGTGCAGCCATTCGGTGCGGAAATCTACATCGAACGCGGCATCGAATTCGCCAACGGTGACTGCGAATATGTCGGCCTTGGCTACCATCGGATTGAACAAGCAAGCCAAGATAGTGCACCTCTGGGCCCCATCGTCTTGACTTGCCTGGACCGCACGGCACAACTCCAACAGAACAAACTGGTCTTCCCGCTGCCGTTGAACAATGGTGACTCGCACCGCGACGTGTTCCAACGCCTCGTTAACGGGATCGCCATCCCCCAGCAGGCGACGTATCCCGGTCTGTCACCGGACGGGTATGGGATGTACCTGTATGCGCGGGTGCCGATCAACTGGACGGGTTACGACCCGGACAAAGTGAAAATCATCGGTGACCAAATCGTCGAAGACGATTCCTACGCTTATCTCGCGCAGCTCATCAAGTTCTATTACGCGGCGATCCGGTTCAATACCCGCGGCGAGATGGAAGTGTATTCCCTCAAGTTCGACTTCTCGCACGCGGTGGCGACGCTACATTCCGGTGCGGGTGGCGCCATCATTAACACAAAACGGTCCGTGAAAAGGACCGACGTCCATAATGTGGTAACTGCATATGGAAGTGACCCCTCCAGTATCACTGACTTTATCGTTACTTTCAACGGTGATTCCAACAGCCCGTTGGCGTGGAACAAGAAAACGTATCCAGCGTTCGGTCCGAGCCCCACGTACTACTCCTCCCCGCTGCTCCAAGTCGACGCTGATGTGGAACTTGCCGGTGAGGTGCTGCTGCGGCGCTACATCGCGTTGCCGTTGACGTTCACCCTGCAAGTCGTGCCCAACCCGGCGCTGGAAACTAACGACCCTATCGACGTCGTCATCCGTCGCGACGTTCCACCGTTCCGGTGTTTTGTGGACACCATTGTCATTCCCTTGACCGCTGACCAACCTGGCACGATCACCACGCGGATTCCGACCGCAACGGAAGGACTTTCCTTGGGCCTCGGGATTCTGTAATGCCAACACCCGCAGATGCATTTAGCTTGACGCGGCTGTTCATCACACCCAGTTCTGTGCCAGCGGATCCGACGCTCGCGCAGGACTGGGTTGGTGGCGTCATGACCCAATGGGACGCTGTCAGCTTCTCGAACACAGTCCTGGTCGGCCCGGTGACCTACCGGAATTTGCCGGTGGTCTCGCCGAATGGTTTGACCACGGGCACGGTGCTGCTCACCAAAGCACCCGGCGGTTACATCGTGATGGGAATGCTGGGCTCCGCTAGAGGCGTGACGTTGATCGACCCGATCCGCTATTCCCGGCTGCGCAGTGACCTGTCCGTGCCGAGCACCGCACTGATCAACGCGGGCACGTTGAGCTTCCTGCTCAATGAGGACACCGAGTACGGAATCGACGGTGCGTTGTTTTTCAACGCCGCCACCGCGTCGGATATCAAATTCGCGTGGAACGGTCCGCCGAACATGCTGGCCAGGTGGTCGATGTACGGGGTGACCACCGCGGGAACCACCAGCGGTTCCATCACGTCGGCCATTGTTCAGGCCTACGGTGACGGCAGCACCCAATCGGTCGGTGGTGGTGGCGCAGCCACCGTCTGCCGCCCCGATGGGTGGTTCGCGACCTCGGACACCGGAGGCATCCTCCAGCTGCGGGTCGGTCTCGATAGCGGTTCCACCGCGGCGACCCTGCAAACGGGTTCGTGGTTGCGGATCTCCGAACTGGGGCCGAGCAGTGGCGCCACCACTTACGTGACGCAATACCCAGCGACCGGCAGTCGCAGCTACAAATCCGATGGGACGTTTATCGGGTCGCCCGATGGTGACAACAACATGTATTCCTGGTCATTGTCGAGCCGGTCATTCGGTAACGAGGCGAGCATGTGGACGTTCGACGCGGCGACTATGCGAACCGATTTGGCTGGCGCCACGATCCTGAGCGCGCAAATGTTCTATTACTGTTTCGCGGCGTCCAGCTCGCCAGCGGACTGGACATTCATGTGGAGCCCCACTGCGGCTATCGCAGCGACGTTTCCTAACAACGGGTTCGCTGGTCTTGACGTCAAAAACCTGTGGGTCGTGAACAGTTGGAACGGGTTCGATATCTCCTCGGAAATAACGAATGTTCTTACGGGCGGCGCGAATAGCGTCCTGGGCGGTTCTTACCATTTCAGCGACTCGGCTACCGGTATGCGCGGCTACGGCTTTTCGGCTTCCTACCGTCCCTACATCCAAGTCACCTACGCGATATGAGGTAGCCGGTGCCGAATACACCTAAACTCGGCCTGCCCTACCCTTCGCTTTCCGACCTTCCCAATGGTCCACTGGGGTTGCAGAACCTCGCTCAAGGCGTCGACGCGCTGGGCATTCTGGGAGGTAAGCGGCGGGTAAACGCCAGCAGCAACATCGTTTCCATCGAATCCATTGTCGTCGACACCCAAACCCTCGCGCTGGCCGCCAATTCCGTTTTCCTCATCGAATTCTATGCGTGTTTCACGGTGAGCGTGGCAGCTACAGACGTCGATATGAAAATCCGGTTGACGAGCGTCAGCGGCACAATCCTCGCGGAAAACATCGCATTTGGGGTGTACGTTTCACCGGCGATCAACCACGGGCACCTTTCGATGCTTTACAAAACAACCGTCGCCGAAGTTGATTACTTCGCCGGATCAATGGTCCGCCAAGCCGGTACGGGCAACATCCAAGCGGTTGTGCCCACCTCGATCAGTGTCACGAACCTCGGTCCCTCAACGATTATCGGGGACTTCTGATGCCGAACATCATTCGCCAGGGTGTCGATTGTTGGATCGAGGCCAACAGCATTATCAATGTGCGGACCGGGCAGCCCATGGACGTCACCGGCGCCTCGGTTCACGCGGTCGCTCGGGCGCTTTACGAACGTCGAGTGCTGGGCCGCCGGTTGTTTCAGTACCGCATGCTCAACCCTGTTGTCGCGGAATGGTCGACCGCCCCGACCGGTACCCAAGGCCTCGCTACCGCTGGGGGTGCGGTCACCGATCAGGTGCAGCTGCACGTCACACCCACGCAAACCTCCGGGTGGCGCTGCCCACTGGTCATGATCCAAGCCGAATTGACCGACCCGATCACTGGCTACGTCGAACGGATTATCGACGAGGTTTATGAGGTGTCGTTCGAGGTGGTTATCGGCTAATGGCGATCACAGAGGACGCATCAACCCCAGTATTGGTCAGCAACACCAGCGTGGTGGGAACACTGACGACTGCCTCGTTCTCGCCGCCAGCTAATTCGCTACTCGTCGCGATCGTGGCTTGCTATTCCAGCGGTAGCAACGGTGCGATCACGGTTACCGATTCCGGTACGCACACCTGGACCAAAAAGCTGGAGCTTGTCGCCCACGTCACGGTGGCGATCTGGGAATGCCAGCTCACCACCGCGCCGGGAAGCATCACGGCGTCCGGAGCGTACTCGAATAACGCCGGTGACGAGTTCCTCTCGGTCCGGGTCCTCAAAGGCGCCGCAACAAACCAAACAGGAGCGGCGACCGCGACCAACTCCGTCACCTCGGCGACCACCGCGGACACCTACTCGGTGACCACTACTCAGATCGGTTCCGTTGTCTACGGGATCGCAGACAATTACAACAATTCCAGCGCATTCACCCCGAACGCCGCCACGACCGTGTACGACACGATGACCGATGTGCCAAACGGTTCGTACCTAGCGGGCTGGAAATCGACAACGGCCACCACCTCTCCGGGTGCCACGACATTCGGTGGCACATGGGGCTCCAGTTGCACCCAGGGGAACGTCGCGCTGGAGATATTGCCAGCGTCAGCGTTTATCGCACCGAGCTTGATCGTCAATAAAGCGCTGCGGCGCTCAGCTTTCTACTAAAGGGGCGCGCCGAATGGCGATCAACGTTTACAAAGTTTTCAACGCGCCGATGCCAACGACTGCGGCCGTAGCGAAACTCGCGACCGGGACCGCGATCAAAACCCATATCCAACTCGTCGGTCCGACCAGCAAAGACATCGCGGTCGTCGGGTGGGGCGTTTCGTTTGACGCCGCAGCAGCCGGGGTCTCGATCGAATGCGAGCTGATCGAAACGGATGTCGCGGCCACTGTAACCGCGCACACCTCCACTGGTTTGCACGCCATCAACAACCCCACGGCCGCCGCGTCACTAGCGCAGCTCAGCACCACAACGACCGGCTACAACGCCAGTGCCGAGGGCACGATCACCGCGGTCCGGGTCGGCGACGCCCAGCTGATCCAGCCGACGAACCAGTTCATTTATGACTTCATTCTCGGGTACGAATTCGTGATCCGATCCGGGAAGTTCGGGCGCGTTCGGATTACCGCGGGAACGTCAGTCGGGTCGCTGGTTTACATGATGTACGCCGAATAACCGAGTCCGATTCACGTGATCGTCGGGAGGCGCCGTGGCTAGAGCGGGCCTCAGTTTCAGCAATAACCGAAACCGAATCGGTCGGGCCGCGCTCCCCGTTCAATTCAGCGCAGAACAGGGCACCTCCGCGCTGGGCGTCGCAGCGACCGGTACCGCCGTCAAAGTCGCGGTGACCGGCGGCCGGTGCTCCCTGGGATTAGCCGGTACCGGCATCGGTTCCAAACACGCGGTCGGTGCTGGCTCAGCAGCTATCGGGCTCGCCGCAACCGGCAGCGAGCGACGCACCGCTACGCAGTCCGGTGCGGCGCTGATCGGGTTGGCGGCCACGGGTACTGGCCGCAAAGCCGCCCCCGAATCCGGCCGCGCCGCTATGGGCCTCGCTGCTGCTGGCACTGCCGTTAAGAAGACCGCCCAGCTGGGCACCAGCGCGCTCGGGTTGGCCAGCTCGGGTACCGGCCGCAAAGCCGCCCCAACGCTCGGCAGCGTCGCGTTAGGCCTGTCCGCGAGCAGCACACCGCTCAAGGCGGCGCGTGGAACTGGTATCGCCGCGCTGGGCCTGACCGCCAGCGCGTTACGGGAAACGGTCCGGGGCACCAGCTGCCTAGGCCTCACTGGTACCGGCATCGGTCGGAAAGTCGCGAAAACGGCTGGTGTTTGTGCCGTCGCATTATCCGGCTCGGGTGCTGAAAGCAAAGTCATTCCAGTCAAGGCGATATGCGCGCTCGGCTTGACCGGGCAGGGCACTGGAGTCAAGACCATCCGCCCATGGCCCCCTCGGGCTCTGTCTGTGGTCATCACCTATCAGGACATGGCCGACACCGAAATCACCAACTCATATCACGCAACAGTGAAAATTATCTAGGAGCGGGAATGCCTTTCAACACTCAAGCCTGGAATCTTGCTCTCGATGCACTCGATGAGTCGGTGGCTACGGGCGTCAAATATGTCGGGATCCACCTGGCCAGCGGTGACCCCGGAACCACTTTGACCGCGGGCGGCACCGAGGCCTCTGGTGGTTCCCCGGCTTATGCACGGCTCGCCGCGACCTGGGGTGCCGCAGCGTCGGGGCAGAAGACTAATACCAACACTTTCGCGTTTGACGTCGCCGCTGGTACCTACGCATATTTCACCTTGTGGAACACGCTGACATTGAACTCCGGTACCCAGTACCTCGGGTTCATTCCGTTCGGTGGTACCACCCCGTTGAAAGGGTTTTTCACCTCGGACGTTATCGCCAATGATGCGTTGCTTTCCGCTGCGCACGGCATGTCCAACGGCGACCGGGTCATCCTCTACAACGTTTTCTCCGAGACCCTGCCCACTGGCCTGACTGAGGGCTCGTTGCTGTACGTCGTGGGTTCAGCCACGAACTCATTCCAGGTATCTTTGACTTTGGGTGGTTCCGCGATCGACATCACCGCGCTCGGTGGTGGTGAAGGCTTCTGGCAGCGCGTTGTGCCGGAGGTATTCGCCAGTCAAGGGCAGATCACCGTCGCGGCTGCTGCACTCGTCCTCGACGCCACCACCATGTAATGGCAATCGCGGTAGCGGCGGTCTACGTGAATGCGTGGAATACCACCACGTCCCCGAAAACCGCCAGCGTCACCGTCGCAGTGGGCGATTTCCTTGTGGTGATGTGCGCCAGTGGCGCGACAAACGACACGTATTCAACAACGGGCGGTAGCCCTGCGCTGACATTCACGTCCCGAACCCAAGCCAATACCCCATATGCTTCGACGGCGATCCTCACCGCACCTTGTGCCGCCGCGCAAACGTTCACGATTTCCGTGGCGCGAGCGGTCGGCACCTTCGTGTGGGGAGCGGTCGTCCTTCGATTGACGGGGGTCACGGCTACCGGTGCGGTGAAGTCCGCTTCCGATAACACGATCGGTTCTGAGCAAACAACCATCACTACCACCGCCGCGGGCTCCGCTATCGCGGTGATCCTGAAAGACGCCGACTCCGGTAATCCCGTCACCTGGAGCACCGCCACCGCGGGCACATTCACTGCCGAAGGTACGACGAACACGACGGCCAGCAACTACCCCGGTATTTATCTCGATGCCGGGGCGGCTGGCGTGAAGACTATTGGCCTTGCCGCGGCGGGTGGTTTGTCGTCGAACATTTCCGCAGTGGAACTAACCACTCCGGCGGCAACCGTTTATCCGCGTAAACCATTGATTGTTCGCCAGGCCATGAAACGCGCCTCGTTCTACTAACCCGTCAGGAGCGTCCATGGCTTATGACCAGTACCACGCCGCGTCCGAAGCGATTAACCTCGGCGCGGCAACCGCGCTGGTGGTCTTAGACGTAGCCCCTACCAGCACAACCCGACGAATGTCCGTCAATGAGTTCGGTGTTTCATTCAACGGTGTTACCGCAACAGCGGTACCGGTGATTGTCCGGCTCGTGAGAACCACAGTCGCACCGGTCGGTGGTGGCACGATCACTCAAGCGGCGACGGCTTTGGACCCAGCGTCACCGGCGTCACTGTGTACCGCTTATATGCCGACGACCGCATCGCCGGGTGTTTATGCGACGACCGCACCGACAGTGGGCGTGATCCTGCGGACCTTCTATGTACCCCCGACGTCGGGACTGGTTGTTCAATTCCCGCTAGGCCAGGAACCGGAGTCGGGAACCACCGCGGCCGGTGGTTTCGGTATCCAAATCGTCGCGCCAGCGATCGTGGCTGCCATTACGTACATGGTGTGGACGGAGTAATAGCCGACTAGCTAGCGAGGCTGGGAGGCTCCCGTGGCTCGGTTAGGTCGCACCTTCCCAGCGCATGTCCGGTGGATCCGTCCGGTTCGCGGCGTCGTGGTGCTCGCGAGCGCTGAGGGCGGTACCGCTGCGCTCGGCATGGCGGCCACGGGTGTTGCCGTCAAGGTCGCGGTCCAGGGCGGCACGTGCGCTCTGGGTCTGGCCGGGACTAGCACCGGCCGCAAGGTCGGCCCCGAAGCTGGAACTGCCGCGCTGGGTGTTGCTGCTACGGGTATTGGCCGGAAGGCAGTTCCGCAGCAGGGCTCCAGCGCGGTAGGACTGGCGGCCACCGGTACCGGCCGCAAGGCCGCCCCGCAAACCGGTACCGGCGCGCTCGGTTTGGCGGCCACCGCGCTGCGGATCATCATTCCCGAGCGTGGCACCGCGGCTCTTGGGCTGGCTGCTACGGGCACCGGCCGTAAGGCCGCGCCCACTGACGGCACCACCGCGCTGGGAATCGCCGCCACGAGCGTCGAACACCGCACAGCCGCGCAAGGCGGTATCGCCGCGCTCGGCCTTGCTGGCACGGTCAGCCGACCTCGGACCGCGCCGCAAGGCGGCACAGCAGCGCTGGGTGTGGCCGCCACCGGTGTCCAGCACCGCACCGCTGCCCAAGGTGGCACTGCCGCGCTGGGGCTCGCAGGCGCAGCCACAGGACGCAAGGTGGCCCCGCACAAGGGCACCGCCGCGCTGGGTGTGGCCGCTACGGGCGTTGATCGCAAGGCTGCGCCGGAAGCCGGCCTTTGCGCCCTGGGGCTCGCCGCTACCGGTATCGAGCACCGCAACGCCGCTCAAGGCGGCAGCTGCACGCTCGGGCTTGCCGCGACGGGTGTGCAGCACCGCACTGCCGCGCAAGGTGGTCGGGCCGCGCTCGGGCTCGCCGCCACTGGCCAGCAGCGCAAGACGGCTCCGCAAACCGGGACTGTTGCGCTCGGGCTCGCTGGTGTCGCGTCGGGCCGCAAAGCCGCCCCCGAAGCGGGGACCGTGGCTGCGGGTTTGGCTGGCACCGGTAAAGCCGTCAAGGCGCCACCGCAGTCCGGTACTGCCGCGCTCGGGCTCGCTACCGCTGCGGTGCAGCACCGCAGCGCCGCTCAGGGTGGCACCAGCGCGATCGGTGTCAGCGGCGATGGCACACAGGTCCGGGTCGCGTCCACTGGCGGTACGGCCGCGCTCGGGCTCGCTGGAGTCCACTACGCGCCCGTCATCGCGTCGGGATCATTCCTAGGCCTGACGGCAACCAGCACCGCCGTGAAGGTCGCCATCACCGGCGGCTCGACGTCACTGGGCCTGGCGTGCACCGCCGGGCTCATCAGCAAGATCAGCAGCGGTCAACGCGGTGACAGCAACCTCGGACTCACCACCAGCGGTACCGGCGCGCGGGTCGCACAAACCACGGGCACCAGCTCGGTGGCATTGACGGCCAACAGCAGCCCCCACAAAACAACCGGGGTCACCGGTACCAGTCACATCGGCCTCGCTGCTACGGGCGACGCGCACCGGCTCACCGCGGCCCGCGGTTCGGCCTCGCTGGGCATCAGTGGGTCAGCCACCGCGGCCCGTGTAGCGATCACCCGCGGCATTGGGCCGCTGGGCGTAACCGGCACCGCCGCTGCGATGAAGATCTCCATCACCGGCGGACCGGTTTACCTCGGTCTGTCCGGCGCGGCCACCAACCGAAAGCTGATCACCGGGCAAACCGGTGTGGTCAGCGTGGGCCTGGTCGGCACCGGCGGCCGGGTGACGAAACTCGCCGCCGGTCACGCGGTGTGCTACCTCGGGCTGTCCGGTACCGGCACCGCTCGCGCGGTCGCTCACGTCGGCGGGTTCAGCTTCATCGCCCTGAGCGGCGCCGGGCTACCCGCTAAACGCTCGCGCACCGCTGGTGTCAGCTGTCTCGGGTTGGTCGGTGTCCACGGCGACATCCTCAACTGGCTGCCCGTGGCCCGCTCAATTGTGGTCAAAGAATTCCTCAGCGCCGATGTGCGCCTCATTGAGGTCAACCAACACCAGTTGGTGTTGTCGACCGTCGCTACCGGCCCAACATCAATCGCCGAAAGCGCCATCGGGGACACCTCTATCACCGACACCGCTTTAGCGGACGTCGATCTCACCTAAAAGAGCCGAGGCGCCGATGAAGTCAATTCGAAACACCATTGCCCGCCTGTATCAGGCGTGGAGAAAAGCCCAAACACCGGTCATACTCCCTCTGGCGCTTACCACGGTCGGCATTGTCGCGCTCATTCTCGGTGAGGGTGCATCGAAAGCGTTCGCCGACCTCGGTGGATCCACCGTTATCCGCGTCATGGGTGTGTTTATGATTATCGGTGGCGTCCTCATCGTCTCCAGTATTTTGAATGCGAATTACCCCAGGGAAGTTCTCGGGTTGTCACTCGCCGCGCTCGGTGCCGCTATCTACGGCGGTGGTGTTGTCCTCGGTTTGCACAGCCAGGGCCTCGTGTCGGGTATCGGATACGCTGGGATCACTCTCACCCTGCTGGGCCGCATTTACTTCCTCCTCGAAGAGGCCCGGCGCCGTGAGCGGCTCAAGCAGCAGATGCCATGACCTTCGATCTCCAAACGATGGCGTTGCTCCTGACTGGCGCTGTCGTCCCGTTGCTTATATATTTGCTTTCCCGAGGGCCTCAACTGCGGCAGCTCAAAGCCAGCGAAGACTCCAATCTCGTCACCTCGGCGACGGCCCTGGTCGCCTCATTGCAGGACGAGAACAAAATCCTCACGGTGAGGATCGAAAGGTTGGAACGAGACCGGAACTCTGACCGTTCCGACTACGCAGGTCAATTGGCCCGCGCACACGACGAGAATTCGCGTCTCGCGACGAGAGTCGCGCAACTCCAAACCGACCTCGATATCGCCACCCGACAGATCGCTGACCTGCGGATGATCACGAGGAACCAACCAGCACCAACCGAGACGGAGGGCACTTGAAAATGCCGTGGCCCTACCGACCAATTCCCCAACGTCACCTATCCCTCGAATGCCGCATCAACCAAATGGAGGAAAGAATCATGACCCGAATTGACGACCTTGAGGCCCAGTTCATCGCCGCCATCAACAGCATCGCCCAGGAGTTGCAGACCGAGGTCAGCCAAACCGAGGATGCGGTGGCCGCGCGATTCCAGCCTTTCGCTGACCGACTGACTGCGCTGGGCTCCAACCCCACCGAGCAGGTACCCGCTGCCAGTGGTAATGCCGGTGGCGGCTCTAGTACCGGTGATGCTGCGAGCACCGGCACTACCAGCGGTGATACCGGTGCCACCGGCGCCGGGACCAGCAGCGACTCCGGTTCTGGTGGCTCAGCGAGCAGCAATGACGCGGGTGCACCGCCCGCTGATGGCAGCACCGGTTCCACCGCTTCTGCCTGATACCTTTCAAATCGAGGCCAGCGTCCCCTTTCGGCCGCCTTTCGAGGCGGGGGGCGCTGGCCTCGACCCTATTTAGGGGGCGTTTTCCCGTGGCAGTAGTACTACTCGGCCTTGATTACGCCGGGGGCCTACCCCATCCCACCGCTATCGCATCCGCTGGCTATTCCTTCGTGTGTCGCTATCTGACCTCTGGGGGCCCCGGTCTGCCGGGTAAGCTCCTCACGCCGGGCGAATACGCCCGGCTCCAATCCGCTGGTATCAGTGTCGTTCTCAACTGGGAAACCACCGCGGACCGGATGCGGGGCGGCGCCGCCGCTGGCCTCGCTGATGCGATCAGCGCCAACGCGGTAGCCCAAGCTCTCGGCGTCCCGAGTGACCGACCGATTTTCTTTTCCGCCGATTGGGATGCCTCGCCCGGCGAGCAGGCCGTGATCGACGCTTACCTCCGTGCCGTGGCCGGGATCATCGGTATCGACCGCACCGGCGTGTACGGCTCCTATTACGTCGTCAAACGGTGCCTCGACAACGGGACGGCGACTTGGGCTTGGCAAGCCGCCGCGTGGTCCGGGGGCCAAATCGAACCGCGGGCGCACATTTACCAGCGGGTCGGTCTCGTGACCGTGGGCGGTGTGGAATGCGACGTCAACGAGGCGAAACGGCTACCCGACTTCGGGCAACACCCCGGACCTGCACCTGTCCTCCTCGCGCTCCGAAAGGACCGTGCCCACATGCAACAGCTACCGGCCACCACCATGCCGACCGACCCCAACAGTGACCCCGCTCAGTGGCCGCAACGCAACTATGACGTGGGATTCCTCGGGCCCTACTCATTCACGTTCGGTTGCCAGGAATGGGGCGGCCGGACTGCTGACGCGACCCGCGGTTTCCTGTACCTCGCGAGCTGGATCATGCCCGATGGCAGCCTCCGTCCCGTGGATCCGACATTCACGCCGACCGGGAAAGGGCACAGCATCCGCAACCATTGGCCGACCCCGGCTTATACCGCGCCCGCCAATGCGGTAGGCATCACCCTGAATTACGCCGCGCCCGGCGGTGCTTACGTCGCCGAAAGCTAAAGGGGGGCTTTGTGGCTGAACCGAACCGCCCGCAACCACTGCAAGACGCAGCGAATGACGCCACCCGAATCCAGGGTTTGTGGATGGGCGTCAGTACCGCGATCGTGTCCGCCGGTCTGATCAGCGTGACCACCAGCAACCTGATCCTCGCGCTGCTGGGTCTGATCCCCGGCGCGCTCGCGCTGGTGGCCGAAGTGCTCGGTGCTCGCGCCGTCGTGGTCAACGGCACCCCGCTGGTCACCCCCGTGTCCAGTCCGCGCGATGACCTAGGCCGACCACTGATGCCAGCCCCGCCGATCGCGCCGCCACTCGCGCCACCCGTCTAGGAGGAGGACCAATGCTCGCGTTGATTTTCGTGCTGTTGGCGATCTGGGTTGTGTGCATCATCGTCGGGTTCGCCGTCAAGACCTTGCTGTGGTTGGCGATCGTCGGCCTGGTCGCGTTCGTGGTCACCAGCGCGGTCGGTGCGATCCACCGCGCCGTGAGCAAAAAGGAAGTGGAGTAAGAACCACACACACACGACCGACCGCTTATCGCGATCTTCACGCGGCTTCGTCGTCGCCTCGGTTCCACACCCGGATCCCGGCGTCCTCGCACATCGCCATGCAGCCCCGTGTGCCCTTGGACTGACCGAGGGGGAACGCGATGCAACCCTGCGCACCGGCGGCGACCATCCGCGCGTTGCGGCGGTGCCCAGCTGAGTGGCCGTACCGATCCCACTCAGCTGGGGAAACGGGATGATCCTCGAACCGCATCCCCAGCCGGATAGCGGCGCTGCGGGCGATCCGGTCCGCGCCGCGGGCCATGCCTTGCACCACCACGATCTGATCCGGGCGGCATCCCCATTTGCGGAGCACCGCGAGTAGGGACCGCTCGATCAGGTCGTGGTCTTTCCACTCCCGGGAACCGGTGACCAGCAACCGGTGAATGGTGGCGTCAATCCACTGGGTCTGCCCGGCGTATCCACGTGCCCGCAGTATCGGGGCGCAGTCGGTGATCCGGCCGTTTTCCACGATGAAACCGGCGCACACGCCGCCCCTGGTCACCTGGTAAAGGCCGTCCCTCATCCCCCAGCACCCTTGCTCTACGATGACGACTGCCGTGCTCGGATCGGCACTGGGATGCACACTGCTCCGCTTGCAAAACTGCTCCGCCCCACACGATCCTCGCGTACACCGGAGGAGATTGGGGCGGAGCAGTTTTTTGTGTGCCTTAAATCAGTCCGTGTTGTGACTTCCCCCTTCGGCGGTGTGGTCGCCGTCGCACGTCATCGTCGATTCCGGCAAGCCCTGATGGCATTCGGCGCATAGGTGAAACATCCACGTCAGCGCGGCGATCTGCATGGTCCCGATGTAACATTCCTGCTCGCGCCGGGTGCCGCACCCATTGCACAAGTAACGGTCACTGCCCTCGAATAGCAGGCCAACGCACCGCTTGCATACCACCGCGCCGGGCATGAACGCCGCCGCGAACACCGGTTCGGGCCGCATGTGGTGCGGTTCGTGTGAGCAGACTTTCGTCTCCTCACGGAGCCCCCATTTCGTGAGCGCGGTCATCGCACCCAGCCGGATCCACGGCACCGACTCGGCGCTGCCGCAAGAGCTATTGCCGTGGCCCAGCAGCGCGCTGGCCTCACCGGCGGCGGCAACCAGCTGCTCGGTGTACGGATCCGAGTCGTCGATGCGGCTGCGCATCTTGTCGAGCACGTCCCGCAGATTCGGGTCGTGCAGCAGCCGGTCGGCCGCCACCGCCATCATTTCACCTTGTCCCACCGTGTCCCCCCGTTTCGGTCGCGTTGTTCACGGCGCGACACAGCATGACACATAAAATGGGTCGTGCCAGGTGAGGGGTCAGACGGCTCCTGGGGGTCGCTCGGGGCCCCCGCGGTGAGCTAGGTTCACAGCCGGGCGGAGGGGGCCAAAGTCCTCCGCCCGGCGCCGGGGGTGGTTGGCCCCGCCCTCGGTGCCCCAGCTCTAGGCGTAAACCAGCGACCCAAATATGCCGTACTGGACGATGTCATCGGCGATATCCGAGTCGATGTCACAGGCGTCGTTTTCGCGGTTCGCCTCGGCTAGCAGCTTGTGATGCCGGTATCGAGGGTCACGCCCCAACAGGCCCGCTATGCCACGTGCGATTGTGTCGAGGTCGACCTGATGGCCCTGGCATTCCTCGTCCCTCTGGGAGCACCAATTGTCACCGTCTCCGTTCTCGGTCAGCGTTACCGACGCATATTCCCAATCACCATTCGGGTAGTCACCCACGCGCTCAATCGCATCGGCGACCGACCAATAACCCACACCTCCCTCTAGCGCGGTGGACAATACGCCGGATAGGAACTCGGTGCGCTCTGCGCTGCGAGGCCTCATGAGACGATCTCCCATTCATCGATATCGGGGATGAGCATTAGAGTCCGGTCGCCGTCCCATTCGACGTCGATTTGCCAAGCGGTGATACGGCCACAAACGGTGCCCTCGGTACCGGGAGCAATGGGATCGGGATCGCTGGGCATCCGGATCAGCCGGACACGGTCACCTGGTTGCGGGAGTAGCGCCATCACAGCCGCCGGAGGTGGCGGGCCGGTGGATCTGGTAGTACCTCGTACAGTTCGATGTCAGCTACCGTTGCTAACGAGATGGCGGTGTCGAGGGCCTGGCGGCCAGTGCGGATCACGATGATCTCGGCGCAGCTACCAGCCGGGCTGGACGCCACGGAGATCAGCTCACCCACCAGGACCCGCGCCTGGGCAGCGAACCGGCCCGGATGCTCGGTGACCTTGACTAGCCTTCCTCGGTGACGGTTCGCGTGGCGGGTCCGCTCATCGCGTCCGAGCCGGTACAGCAGCGGTGGCTTGCTCATCTCACTCCTCCGCGAAGGCATTTGCGGCAGGTGACTGAGGATTGCGTGGCGCGCCAATCGTCGAGAATCGTTCTGCGCCTACATGCAGGACTGACTGCACCTATGCATTCCTGACCACGATGCACGCGGCGTGTCAGCCACCCCCAGCGATTGTGCGTTAGGTTCGGTGCGTCCAACATTTCACGATCTCCATTCGGCTAGGCGTGTCTTGATCCACTTCCGGGAACGTCGCCCCGGCTGGTAAATCGAGGTCATTTTCTTGGCGATGATCCCTTCCAAGCGGTGAGCGTCGGCCACGTTCAGCAACGCTGCGGGGAAGCTGAGTCCGGCGGGCCAGTCTCCCGGTTCGGTCATGTTCGGCGGCACCAGCACCCGCGCGTCGGCGGTGGGCAGGCCCAGTTCGTCGAGGAGCTGCCGCCGCTGGATGTACGGCTGGTTCATCACCGGCACACCGTCGATGCGTAGCACGTCGAACACGTGGTAGTAGACCGGCACGTCGCGCATCCACATCGCCAGCTGGCGGGTCCGCCCCAGCCGACCTTGCAGCGCTTGCAGGCTCGGGTACCGCGGGCGGCCATCGGTGCCGCCAGCCAGCGCGATGATCTCACCGTCGAGGACAACTGACCGGCCGTCTAGCAGCTCGCGCAGCTCGGCCAGCTCGGGGTAGTTGTCGGTGACGTTGTGACCCTCACGGGTGGACAGGCGGAGCTGGTCGTATTCGGTGCTGGCGATACCTCGGATGCCATCCCATTTGAACTCGAACGCCCAACCCGGTTCGGTCGGCGGCACGCCTTTCGTCGCCAGCATCGGTGAGATCGGACCGCTCATCCCTGATCCCAGTCCGCAGCGTCGTAGAGGTCATGCCGGGGGACGTAGCGACGCGGCGGAGGTGGGAAAACCATTTGCCACCACGAGCCCAGCACGAGGAGTACGAAACACACGAGGAGCGGTCCGATGAGCAACCACAATTCGGGGTAGTTGTGCAGCGCCCAGCGCAGGAGCAGGAGTGATCCAGGGAAGGGGAGCATGAGAGGGGCCTTCTCTCGGTTGACTCCGGTCGGTGGTTGGCCCCACAGATCCGGAGGGATGTCGCGGTTTAGATAGGAGGGGTGGTGGTGTGCCTGAACTGGCGTAGCACCCTGGACACCGCGGCCTGGTCGACCGGGCACGCGTCGGCGATCCGCTGCTGTGACCAGCCAGCTTGCCTTGCGATGAGCATCAGCTGAGCGCGGAGCCGTTCCAGCTCCTCGACGCCCCGGATGGTCTTCGTGAGAGCGGCCAGCTGGGCACCGATTTGCTCATCGGTGAGGGCTTGCTGTATAGGTTCCGTTCCCATGACACCCATCATAACAGTGTGAGCTGCGATTACGACACCCCTCATGCCCCACAACCGCAGAGTCACCCGTTCAGCGCAGCCTGCGGGGTATGGACGACGGGCCGCCGCGCATCAGAGAACTGGATTTTTCGGACTTCCACCCCATCGACCACTACCCAGGTACCGCCTACTGCCGGTCGCTGCCCGGTGGGTTCCGGCGGCACCTGTCCCTGGCGTGGGAATTCAAATGGCCCCAAGCGTTAGGCCGCGCAACGCTGTGCCGGATCGGCCGTCACCGCTGGGTGCAAGGCTGGGTCAAAGACAAACCGAGCACCATCTGCCGGAACTGCTGGGTGATCAAGGGCTGATCTTGCGTTAAGCGGTCGGTCATGTGTCTACGAACAAACAAGCGGGCCCCCAGACTGTGTCCACCAGCCTGGGGGCCCGCTTGCCGTGCTGTGCTGGTGTTAGAACTCGCCGTCACGAACCCCGGCGCAGAAGGCCGCCCACTCGTCAGACGTGAACCGAAGGTCTCCGCCGCTGCGGTCATTCGAGTCACGCATCACCCTCGCGCCGTCAGGGAACGCCGCGACCTCGACGCACATGTCCCTCTCGTTTTCGCTGTAAGTGCTCTTGACGAATGTCAGTCCATCAGTGCTCCGTGCGTACAGCTCCGTCTTCTCCATGCAGGTTCCTTTCCTCCTGGTGAATCCGCTCTGCTGCGGCAGTCACCTGGCTCTTATGCCCCCGGCACCCACAGCCCGTGCTCGGCACCGAACAGGTTCGGCGGTAACGGCAGTCCAGGATGCTCCGACAGCCACGCCACCTGGATCCGCAGCATCGACTCCGCTGGAGGCGGCCAGTAGGGACACCTAAGTTTCAGCTCGTCGGCGAAGTCCTGCGCCGCCGCCGCTGGTGTGTCCGCGGGCGCGTCCGCCATCCCTTGCTGGTAACACTGGTAGGCCGCGAACCACGGATCAGGATCGAGCTGAGTTGCTTCGTTGGCCATCGGATTCGGCTTTCCAATAGTCGTGGGTAGGAGGGTCAGCCGGGACAGAGTATCTAACGGGGCAACCCCCTCGGCGCCTCATCCCCGGTGCGCTGCGGTGTCTCCGCTGGTCGCGCACATGCACTCGCACCTGCACAGGCGTGTTCGCACGTGCACGCGCGGTCAGGTTGACATCCGCCGCGACACGGGTCACCGTGCTGAACTGGTAGGTGGTGTCGACCAACTTGCGAGGTGTGATCGGACATGGCGACGACCGTTGCCCAGCAACAAGAAGATTTGTTCAGGGGCCTGGTAGAGGCCCTGCTCGCTGACGGGTTTACCGGGTACTGCTTCGGCCCCAAAGACGACCCCGACGCGATGATCGCCGTCTACGAGTGGCCCAACCACGTCGACATGGTCACCATGCACCGGGAGGGTCACGCGGCTGCGGTGCGGCTGGCCAATCCCGGCGGTGTTCGTGTCCCCGATGGTGAGCCGAACCCGCTGGTGCTGAACCCTCCGGGCACCGTGATGTGGGCGTGGGTCGGCCCGATGGATATGGCGATATGGCAGTTACTTGACCTGCCGCACCCGCAATGCCCCACCGCACCGGCCGCGGAGGTCGCAGCTCCCGCGGCGCTGCGGGTGCCGCGGGAGCTGCAACGACCTATGCGTATCCGGGTGCCGGACTCAGAGAAGGTGGGTGTTCGGGCCGCTCGGCTCAGCCAGCCGGGACCACCGAAGATCCTCTCCGAACAGTGGTTCAACGATCTACTCGATTACGTCGATTCGGGCAGTGCCATTGCTTTCGCCTCTAACTTCGTTAATCAAGGTGAATTCACCTGGGGTAACTTCCCGAGGCTCACCGGGCGTACCGCGATAACTGAATTCACGCAGGGCTTCTTCTCTCAGATCGAGTCGGTGGAACATCACCTGACGAGCTATCATCTATGGGGAGAGGACCTGTACGCGACGACCACCGGCACCGTCACGTTCACGAAGCTCGACGGCGCCACGGTGACGGTGCCTTTCGCAACGGGTTCGTATTTCACCTCCGATGGCACCAAAATGACTAAGTACCAGGTCTACCTGGATCCATCGCCGCTGGTGGGGGTCACCGTCCCTTCCTAGTTTCTCATTAAAAAAACGTGCATCCCACCGCTGGAAAATGGTGGGATGCACGTTTTTTTGTGCGAATACAACCTGTGACGGTTAGGTGACCACGAAGTTAACAAACTCGCGCCACTGATCAAGCGGGAAGACCAGCACGGGGCCTCGTCCGAGCTGTTTGGTGTCCCGCACTGCCCACGCGCCGGGGACTAGATCATCACTGACCTCGACACATGCTCCACAGTTGCCGCTGCGTTTAGACTTACGCCACGTAGCGGCAGACGGGTCGGGCGTCACCGTCGTTCCTTTCTGCCGGTGCTTACTGGGTGTGTTCCTTGGCGAGCTGCGTAAGCCAAGCCAGGCTCTCGGTGGGGCCGAGGGCCTGGCTACGCAGCGCGTCGAGGCGAGTATGCATCCGCTCGACGTCCGAGGGAACAGCGGTCCAGTCACCGCCGGTAGGGAACTCCTGGTATACGACCGGCTCTAGCAGCGGTTCAGGGGTGACGGGGCACGCGTGGGGGAAACTCAAGATCGAGAACGCGCCGTCTTGTCCAGCGTGGATGCCTGCCTCGCACGGCAACACGTGAAGCTCAACATTCCGCAACGACGCTCGGTGGATGAGCTGGTCCAGCTGACCCGCCGCCACCAGCGGGGTATGAATGGCTCGCCGCACGGCTATTTCGTCGACGACCGCCACCAGTCGGAGAGGATTATCCCCACCGCTGATTCGGTGTTGCCGGTTCAGTCGGGTCAGCACTCGCTTGTCGATTTCGCGAGCGGATAGTCGGGGGATGTCCAAGCTGAATTTGTGGCGCATGTAACGTTCGGTTTGCAATAAGCCGGGGATGTTTAGTGTTTCCCAGGCCAGCACTTGTTCGGCATCGGTTTCCAGCCCGACGTAGCGCGCGTAGTCAGGGGACAGCCCATAGATCGACCACCAGCCGGGGTTGCTGGCATCGGTCCAAAGGCGTTTGAGGTGATCGAGTGCCTCGTCAGGGATCTTGTAGAGACGCGCGAGCTTAACTAGCTGGTCTTCGGTGCTGGGTGCGTTCCGGCCGGTTTCCAGGTGGCCGAGGTGCGACAGCGAGCATCCCGCGACGTCGGCAGCGGCCTTACGGCTGACCTTCGCCGTGGTGCGCCACTTCACGAGTTCGTTGCTGAGGCGGATTCGGCTGACGGTGATCCCCGGCACGTGCGCAGCGTAACCCGGTTGGGCGACTTGCGGAACTTTCTTGTGGTATCGACTAGACGCTGGATTGCTACAGCGGCTACCTTGCAATCCGGACGGCGCGGGGCGCGCCTGGCCTTGTGTGACGAGAGAGGCGATCCAGTGAGCGACAACAGCAGCTCCGGCACCAGTCTCCAGCTCGCTGAACTCCCCCAACGTGTAGCCGGTGGGCACCTGCATCCGCTGCTGGTTGTTCCCCCACCCCGGTTCGGCCGCCCCGCGGCCGCCCGCACCGAGCACGAGCCCGCAGCAGATGTCAGTGAACCGGACTACTTAGCCCTCGTGTTGGCCGCGCTGCACCGGCTCACCTGAAACCCCCGGCCACTACTGGTGTTCGCAGGCGACGGCAGCTGCCCCGAACACCTGTTCCGTTTCCGTCCCAGTGGTGGCCGGGCTCCAATATATGTCGGGGAAGGAAGGGCTGATCACGATGCGCTTTAGTCTCCGGCGCCGCCGCTCTACGGGCCGACACGCCCCCATCGGTGAGCGCACAGTCGAGCTGGTTGATGCCCGCAACCACGAGGTGCACCTGCTCACCCAAGACGCACTCGCCGATGGCATGAAGACCGCCGCCGGGGACTACGTCGCGCTGTGCGGCATTAAAGTCATCGCCGCTTCGATGCTCGTCCCCGCCAACAGGAAACGCTGCGTGGCCTGCCGGGAACGCACGATTGGGTTCCCGGTACAGCGAACGCGTAAGGCGACTGTTTCGGCCGCCGCTGCTTCGGTCGCTACATTCGCACTGTCCCGTGTGGATGGCCGCGTGCATCGGCTCGCTGCGCTGGAATCCAGCCGAGTGGGATTGGAGGGATCCGGCACAGCAGCTTGCGGGCAACGGGTGCACACGCGGGAGTTGTCTGCCCGCCCGGATCCGACGCAGGAGGGTTTGTGCCGTCCCTGCTGGGGACTGCTGCCGACGTCGTGAGGCCGCCTCCGGCGAGCATCATCGTCGAGTTGCTGGGACAGTGAAGACACCGGCCGGGGCCGCTGAGGTTGAGACCAACCCCCCTAGGACTCCCACCGCGGACCCCGGCCGGGCCCCCCGCACATCAGAGTGGTCTTCCGCCCGTTCCGCACTGTTCACCCCTTGCCTCGCGTGCCACAAGTTGACACATTGGGTGCATGCGTATACAAACACGTCCGGTGACACAAGATTTGGGTCGACCGCGCTGGGCGCGTTGGGGAGGACTGCGGCTTGAGGACGCAGGTCGTTGAGGCGACCAATGGTGGGCAGCGCAACTGGGGGAAGTTCCTCGTAGCCAGCTTCGACGGTAACGAGTGGCTCCGTCAGTCGGTCGTCAGCGACTCGTGCATCCCACTGCTGGCCCAGCTCGGGCACGACCCGAATGCACCGTTGGTGCTGGTGCTGGACCTCCAAACCGGCGAGGGCGCGGTGTTCAGCCCGCCGGTCCGGTTAGACATCCATGCCGACGACGACACATGGGAATCGTTCGCCCGAATGTCCGCGAAATGGGATCTGAACAAACACCAGATCTGGGTGTGTGTCTTATTCGAGGCGTTCCTCGCGTGGCTTTATGCCCGTGATTCGTTTGACGACCTACCCGAGCAAGTCGAGCTGAGCGCGTCTTTCGCCATGCATGGATATCGGCGCATGAGGCTCGTTGAGGGAGCTGCCGACTAA